TTCCTGATCGACTGTCTTTTGTGGATAGGTTTCTGCTAGGCTGTCTTTCAAATCCGCATAAGCTTTTTCAACTGCATTGGCGATTGTCTGCTCGTCTGTGCTGGTGAAGCCAAGCGATTTTAAGCCGTCTTTCACAGCCTGAATAGCAGTCGATTTCTTAACCGAACCGTCAATCGTTTGTGTCACACCAAGCTGTTCTGCCGCTGTTACGGCTGCGTTTGCCAACGGTCCTAATACCTTTACCAAAGTGAGTGCTTGCTTGTTAGCCAGCAACTGTTTTGAGATCCAAGCCCCAATGATTGGGACTGCTGCTACTGCAAGTGATACTAAAAGTTCTGTCCAGTTATTCATGATTGCTTTCCTTTCTGAGGCGCTCATTTTCACGTCTCAAACGGTCATTATCTGCGCGTAATCTGTCGTTCATGTCCTCAAGCTCATCATGCCTGTTCTTCCGTTTGCCCTCGCGGTAGGTCATGAAGGCAATAACGGCCGATGCTATACCGGCAAGATATGGGGCAAAATCAACTATTGCTTTGGTTATCGCTGCTGTCACGGCTGTCACTCCTTCGTGCCAGAATCAGCACGAAGGCTGTTATGATCGCATTGCTGATCCAATTTGAGTAGATTCCAGTTGAGATCGAGGTCAGGAATTGCAGTATTGTCAAGAACGACATTAAAAAGCTGGTAGTTGTAAGCAACAGACGATTGGTCACTGCTAACTGTGTTTCCCATAGCACCCACCCCCCAATCCCGAGTCCATCAATGACAAACAAAAACCCCACAATGTCATCGTTTAACCAGTCAGAGTAATGTGGGGGCCAGATGAAATAATGGTCATTGATGATTAGAAACAAGCCAATGGCAACCATGCCAATGGCGAGTGCTGTGTGTGTCGGGTGATCTCTGATTTTATTTAGCATTGTCATCACTTCCTTCCATAAAAATAGCCGCTAGCTTTTGCTGGCGACATAGTCACTGCCTGTTATTTGCTTGTATTCGTCTGGAGTAATCATTACCGGTACATAAGGCGCTAGATCAATTCCCCAACTGTAAAGTAGTGCACACTGATCATAATTAGTCACTTGATTTCGCCGCCTTTAGCTGTGCTACTTCAAGAGTAAGTGCAGCAATCATCTGCTGTTCTGGTGACGGCTCAGGTGCAGGTCTGTCAGCGTCTGGATCATAACCAGCATCAGGAACGACTTGGCTGTCAATAATGCTGGCATGGTTCTCATACAGGCCAACGGCATCGTCAACCTCAATAACCTCGAATCCTTCATCAGTTGGTCCTACTGGTCTATTTTCATCAGCATTTGCCCAATTAAGCAGACGGTTATTGCTGTCCGTCCACACTTTGATTTTCATAATAATCAGCTCCTAGTTACGCAAAATATGAATCCCCGGTTGGATAATCGTCTTGTGTTAGATATGAGAATGAGCCTCGATACTCGCCACTGCCAACAGACGGGATTAATCGCCAGTAGCCACCTGCCACGTAGTAAACGGCACAAGTAGCACCTGAATAAGATGTAGAAAACAGCGTTGCCCCTGTTGCTTGTGCTAAATATGGCTTGTATCCAGTCCTTGGCTGAACAAGATCAAGCCATCCTTGTTTACCTCGTGCGAGGACATCAAAGCTAACTGTGCAAACATCATTTCTTCGTGCGTAATAAATGTATGCCCACGCAATATCCGCATTTGTGTACGCTGTGGTGTTGTTGTAATAATAGGTAACATTATCAGCAGAAGTATACTCAGATTGAATATACTTCTTTGTAGCGGCACTCGGATCGCCTACTAAAGACAGCAGTTGAAGCGAACCGCGTTGGAGTGCAACTGACGACATGTTTCCCTTTTGGTCAGGTGTCGTGATGTAGTTGAATACACCGTTTGGGCTCAGAAGAGATTTGTAATATTGTCCGTTTGAATTACCATTATTGTCTTCGATGTTGCCCAGTATGCTAAGGCTTGCGTCTTTGAGTTCAAGGTTGCCAGTACTCTTGGCACCATCAATCTGAACATGGCTGAATGGAGAATTGACATCCGGAGAATTGATGATCGCGCTATTAATTGTCACGGCATTTAATTCAATGATATTCAGAACCGCCTGAGCGATTGATTCGGGAATCCATGAAGATCCATTCCAACGTTTTAAAGCAGTTACAGAGCTCATTGTGGCACCAACCCACCACAACGAATTCGTTACAATTGTTCCAGTAGGCGTTGCCGTTTGCACATAAGTCATTGGCACATTTTGGCTGCCCGGAGGACCTTGCGGGCCAGTATCGCCTTTGGCCCCATTGGTGCCTTGATAGGCCACGCTGTAAGACGTGTTCTGTGTCCCATCTGTGTACAATGTTACTGTTCGCGACCACAAATAAGTCCCTTGTGATGCTGGCGGGATAGTTGAACTCCACGTACCAGATGGTGCAGTGGTACCGTTAGTGCCAATCTGGTAGGTGACTGCTGATGATTTAAGCCCAATGCCATCAGCGCCATTGGCTCCCATTTTGCCAACGCTGTAAGTTGTACTTGTTGATCCATCAGTCATGGTGATGATCGTTCGTGACCACAGATATTGATTAGCTGCAACATTCGGTACGGCATCAGACCATGTCCCCGTTGGGGCAGACACCCCAGAAGATCCAGCCTGATAGGTAACAATCGACGATTGTATGCCAATACCGTCTTTCCCATCTTGTCCCTTATTCTGTTTTGCCAGCGTTTCAGCAAGAGCACGATATTCGGCACTTACTTGACTAGCTTGAATCAAATAATCTCCAAGCGTTGCCGTCCCTGATTCATTTGAGTATGAATAGGTAAGCTCTAAGACTCTTGCAGAAAGAAAAAGCTGTTCATCTTCATCAACCAGATAAACAGTGTCGCCTATATTGACAGTATCAGGCAGCTTGGCAATGTCGACCTCGTAGTTTACTGCTGGATGATTGAACTTCTCCAAGTCAGATAGAACCGATTGTAGAAGCGTTGCTTGAGTAGTAGCTTCATAGGTCTTGTTGCGAGTGATATGAGCATCAACAGGATCAGGATTGCTGCTCGATAGCAAGCGACTCCAAGTTCTAAGTGCTACTGGGTCTCTTAATACGCCATCACCGCCTAATACATAACGACCATTGGGATCAACCCATTGATAACCTTTGAGCGTGATTGGAGTATCACTACCTTCCGGTTTACCTCCGGTACCAGCAATAGCAGTACACAAGTCAGCAATATCACTAGTCGTAACAATCTTATTGAGATCAGTGTCTACACGCAGATAAATGCCCTTGGTACCACCGATATGTTTCCTAATGTCGATATACTTTCCGATGACGGACAAGCCTCTGACTTCAAACCGGAAGCTTAGCTCTACACCGAACTGTGTGGCAACTGACAGAATTCTAGTGAGAATTGATGAATCGTCTGAATCCCACTTCAAAGTCCGCGTTAGATCCGGAATCTCGTTATATCCAACCACAAATCCCGAATCACCAGCAAAAAGTTCAATATACTGAGCGATTGTCATTGCGCTTGAGGCCGCATAAGCACCAACGGTGCCATTAATTAGATCAATGCTGGCGTCCTCTGCCACAAACGTATTTGTACCTGCTAGTGGATCATGCTCGGAACTCAGAATGGTTGTCCAAACTGATTCACCAGCACGGCCCTTGAACAAGACAAAATTACCCACCTTAGCCATTTCTTTGACCTGAGCCGACTGATCTGGAGAAAAATGCAGCGTTGCACTGTAGGAGCGGTAGCCGCCATCAACTGACTGATAGTCACCTTCTTGACCGCCAATATCATCAATAGCAATCACTGAACTAGACGCAAGTTCATCAGTTGACGCAATGCCAAGCTGATTGTATTTTCTGTCGGTAAAATAAAAATCAGCCATTACAAGAACGCCTCCCTGAATGCTACTTCTACTTCATATGGCTGTGCCCAAGAAGAACGCCGAGTCAAAATCTGTGTGTCACCCGGAAGCAACCTGAATTTTTTCCAGTCATTATCGATGAGTTGAAGATCGGCATTAATCACGCCATTAACCAGTATCTGGCGGTTAGCAACATCAATCGTTGCAACATCTCCAGCACTAAAGCGATTACTAAGATCAGTCCAATAATCAACGTTAAGCCATTCAATATCCATGTCATACACGCCCATATCTGGATAAGGGTAGTTTTCAAATCGCTGAAACCAAAGCGTCGCTCCCGTGATTGGAAGCGACGCTTCATCTGATGTCAACATGATTGGCGGCATTATCAGCGGTGGATTTCTGGTAATGACTTCAGATGGTGTAATACCACCTTGAACAATACCAGCAAGTTGCAGATTGAGCGTATTACCAAGCTTTGTTAGTTTGGCTTCATAATAGCGGCCATTGCTGAAAACACTGCGGTTAAGTGTCTGTTGGAAAACTAATGTCGATCCCGCAAAAACTTGAACATCGACATCATCTTTGCCGGCATAGTTTGACCTGATAATCACCTGATAGGCCACGCCCGTAACATTATCGAGTGTCATTTCAATTGCTCCCAGAGCATTCACACTTGAATTAAACTTGTAGCGCCATTTGGCTAGAACGCTCTCAGTATTGCTGCCATTAGATGCATTTGTTGTTTTAAGATGAACCGAAGGTCCTTCCCAATAGTACGAATTGGTTGGCAAGAAGACTGGCTCAACTGCGGAACCATCGTCATCGGCATACTTAACCGAGCCTTCCATGACATTCTTTTGAGCCGCGATATAGTAGTAATGGCTGTTAGTTTTGCCAGTATTATAAGCCGCACCAACCGGTTCCTTATCAAAGCCTTCATATCGAGCAACTTCTGAGCGCTGCCGTTCAACACCATCGGCTTCTTCTGGATTACCGAACTGTAAAACACCACCTTGGCTATTGATTAAAGCAATCAAGCCGTTATCCGCATGCATGGTTGCCGTAATAACTGGCTCAACCGGATAAGTGCCACCATTATGAACCGTGATGGTGTCAGCGTAATATTCTGGATCAGCTGGGTTAGGCGACCACGGTGAAACAGAAGCACCAGCCTCTAATTTTGGCATGTAAAAATATAGAAAAGTGCCCTTAGTCAAATCAAAAACTTTTGTGAAATTGTACAAATCGATGGTGCGTAATGTTTTCCCAGCATTTGCAGCTGGCCAAGTAAACGTGCTAACTATCCTATATATGTTCGCGGAAACATTAACAAGCGAGTCCGATCCTCCCGTATTGTGAGCATATGGTGTATACCACGATACTTGAACAGCATTTCCTGTTACTGGAGCATTAGTGCTAACAAAAATTGATTGTGTGTACGTATTACCAACCGTTGGTACATATCCAAATCCATTGCCCTGTGGTAATACTTCTGAGCCGCTGACCGTGACTGGCAAACCTATTCTGGTCAGCAAGCGACTGCTGTCCCAGCTTGTCTCCGGAATGCCTCCACCCATAGTGAATGCATCGTTTGTTCCCGGCAACAAATTCACTGGCACGTCCTTGTATGGCATATTGTCAGCCGTCTGTGTGGCTACCGAGTGCGCAATGCCATCGGGGACAAATAGTGTGAACGAAGAAGTGATCGCATTCCGGCCTTTAGGCACATCGTCAATATCCGATAAGGTTGCAAGCCAATATTTTGACGGGTCATCGTTGAAAGAAACCTGATGGTTCTCACCGTGAAGTATGTCATTGAGCTTATAGAATGCTTGTCGGAACGATAGATTGTCCGCTGCTGCAAGCCTGTAGCCGACAACAATCTCACGAGAAGGGTTACGAACATACTGGATAAACTCGCCATCTGACTTGCCAATCGTTTGTTTCTCGATTGACTGACTTAGCAACTCTCGGCCACTGACTTGTAGCGTACTATAACCCGGAATCAAGTCTTCAATGTACTGGCCATCTATTAGCATCGCCTCTGCTGGGCGCTGATTATCATCAGAACCCGTAAAGGGCGTTATTTCTCTGAAATCATACAAAATTAAAATAGCCCCTTTCGTCGATTGCTCATTCGTGTCATGCGGCTGAGCTCTGTTTGCATTGGGTTTGCGGTTGCACGAGCAACCTCTCGGCCGTCAATGTACAGCGGAACCTCAATCGTTTGCTTGCGAGTGTAGTTGACATCAAGATTTGAAGCCAAGTTTGCTCCCTGAACGCCATTGTTGAGGGACTGTAATGATGAGTTAAGTGAAGAGTCATCAATAGCTGGCATCGTGACAGCGGCACTATCAGCAATAGCTTGTGCCATGCTCGAAACGTTCTTTTGAACATTTGAAAACTTATCAGTAAGTCCTGCATTCAAGCCGTTCATGATGGCGTTACCAGCAGGTATGAGCAGCTTGGCATCGTAACTGATTGGGCCTTTATGCTTGCGAATCCAGTCGGCAATTCCACCAACAAAATCGGTGATCTTCCCCCAAACTGCTTTGAGGCCATTGAAAAAGCTATCCATGATAGCACGCCCAGCTGCCAATAAATCAATGTGTCTAAGAGCGTCGAATGCTCCTTTGATGCCATTAACTATTCCACTTACCATGCCAGTAAAACCAGACCATACAGCCTTAGCACCATTAAAAATACTAGTAGCAGCTCCAATCACAATAGACTTGATGTTATTCCATGCAGACGAGAAGAATGATGTAATCCCGTTCCACAATCCGGAAAAGAACCCGGGAAGTGCGTTCCAAATTCCCTCGGCTGTGCTGACTGTTCCGCTCCATAGTCCTGATAAGAATGAAACAACACTGTTCCATACGCCTTCAGTGGTAGACACAATACCGTTCCATAATCCGCTGAAAAACGAGGAAAGCGCACTCCAAATAGCGGAAGCGGCAGATACTGCACCATTCCAAAGCCCCTCTAAAGTTGAAACTAAAGTATCCCAAACAGTCATTGCATAAGTTTGAATAAGGCTCCAAATACCGGAGAAATACGTAACAAGGCCATTCCAGATCTGACCAGCGGCGGAAACAATGCTGTTCCAGATAAGCTGAAGATCAGCACCTAACTGTGTCCAATTTCCAGTAAGCAAATCAATGACAATAAGAATGGGACCCATAATAACTGCTTTAAGCATGTTCCAAACACCGGTAGCAACTTGGACAATTCCATTCCAAATTGTCGTCAGGGAACCACCAAAGGTTGACCATATGGCAGTGGCTACTGCAACTATTCCATTCCACAGAGTCGTGAAGAATATGGATAGTACGTTCCAAACTGCCGTTGCTGCAGTAACAGCACCTTGCCAGATAGCTGAGAGAGTGGTTGTGAATGCTGTCCAAGCAGCTGATGACGTTTTCGTAATCCCAGTCCATAGATTGCTGAAGAAACTAGTAATGCCACTCCAAGCTGTCTGAATGCCGCTAATTGCTGATGTAAATGCGTTCGATATAGCATTCCAAACAGTTTGCGCAACTCCTACAAGTCCTTGCCAAGCTCCTTGTAACCACGAAACAAATGCCGACCATAGTTGTTGGCCAGTCTTGGTTTGGGTGAAAAAGTACACCAGACCAGCAACCACTGCTGCAATCCCAGCAATCAAAAGTACCCACGGATTCATGCCTAAGATCAATCCAAACGCTTTCCATACACCACCAGCTGTTTTTACGATAGTCCCGAAGTTAGTGATAACGGATATAACGCCTCGAATAGGGCCAATCATTTTGGAAAAAACACCGAGAACGCTCGAAAATACGCCGATGGCTAATCCAATTACTTTGAATGCCCCGACAGCTCCAAAGATCGCCGCAGCAAATGATTTAACAATGTCGTTAGCAAACGCTGCTTTAACAATAGCTGCAATTGGCTTCAAAACAGCGACAACCCCAGTCAAAGCAGTTTTTATTCCGTTAAAGATTCCTTCCCACGGAAGATTGGAAAGAAAATCGCCGACAGCAGTTAGTGCCTCCATAGCGGCAATACCAAAATCAGTAATGATTTCTTTGGATACTTCAAAATACTTTGAAATGTCGTTTCCACTGAACACTTTTCCGAATGCACTTCCAACGCTTTTGACAACGCTGACTAAGTTCACGAAGGCGATATTTGCAATGCTGCCAACTAGAGACCAAACGGTTTGAAGATAACTTCCCCATTCTTTAAAGATTGATATAATTCCAGCCATGGAACCGCCATTACCTAGATTGCTTAGTTGTGTCTTAATATTCAAAATCAATGCCGAAAACGGAGAAAAGAAGCGACCAATTGAAGCAAGAACTGAATCGAAGTTCATGGCTCCGATCTTATCAATAATGCCGCTAATAGCTCCGATAGCGATTTTAGACATTGCCTGCCATGCAGGCTGAAGCTTGTTTGCCAGTGTTTCCTGAAGGCCGTCCATTGCCTCGCCGACTGTCTTGTAACTCGTGGCCATCTTCTGGAAAGCCTTGCTGTTGCCTGCCTTTTCGATACCATCAAAGAACTGCTGTGTGCTTACTTTGCCGTTTTGAACATTCTGAACGAGTTCTTTGGTAGTCATACCCATTGCTTTCGCCACAGCCGCCATGCCTGCTGGAGTCTGTTCAAGCATTAGGCGGAAGTCAGCCCACTGTACCATCGGCTTAGCGGCCATTTGTGTACCTTGTTCCATCAATGTCTTCATGGCTTGCTTTGGGTCATCAGTAGCAGCAGCTAAGCCACCCATGCCTTTGACAAGACTACCTACTCCTTTTACACCTACTGATGCAAACTGCGCATAGGCAGAGGCCATATCAGACGAACTATAAATAGTCTCCTGAGCATATGATTGCAGTGACTTTTCAATTGACGAAATCTGTGCAGGCGTCTTACCCAGAAACTTCATGTTCCCCTCAAACGTCTGCCAAGCTTTGCTTGATTCGTCTAGTTCTCCTACCATACTTCTCACACCATCGCCAATAGCCCCTACCACTTTGGTAAGACCTATGGCTCCAGCAATTTTGCTCACGGTTGATACAAAATTACCCGCTGGTTTTGTTGACTTTTCAAAGCTATCACCGACCTTTGACGCAGAATTCGCGATGTTCTTGAAAGTACCCGAAAAATTTCGGTCAACGGCCGACAAAATTGCCTCAACACTGTAGCTATCAGCCATGTGCTCCCTCCTTTCTTTCTGATAACGGAATAATTTTGCCCTCGCGCTTCAACCGCTGAAATTCGGCCATCCGTTTTGCAAATATCTGCGCACGAGAATGCTTTAATTCTGTTTTGCTCATAAGCGAGATCTCATAATCTGGTTCATAGCTTGAACGCACTTGATCAACGGTTGCTTTCTTGTCAAAGAAGTCATCAAACGTCTTGAACTTAGGTTTAGGGTTCTTGCTCCCAGTTGTTGCCTGCACTTGCTGGTTCATCCATGCTTGCTGTGCAATCTCGTTCTGTCTATCGACTTGCTTAAGCTGATAGGCTTCCATACGTAGCTCATACTCAACAAGTGTCATACGTTCAATGTCTCGAATATCAGAAAAGCCTAGATAGGCTAACGAATTTAGCAAGATTTCACGATATTGCTGTTCGCTTGTCTTGCTGTCATCCTTATCTAGGCCTTCATGTTTTTTGTTGCCGCTTTGACCGCGTTAGCAGACCGCATTTCTTCCGGAATCTGTTTAAAGAGTGAGTCTAAGTCAGTCCCGTCTTCGTCAATGAAATCATCGACTTCTTTTTGACTCGGACGTTTTTTAGAAGCGGCTGTCGCGGCATAGATGACATCTGATAACACTGCGGAGTCGTATGAATCTAAGCCAACTGAAGCCTTTGCGACCCCCATGCCAAAGTTGATTCCTTTGATAGAAGCCCCAATTGTCTTGTCGAGTTCGCGAACAAAGCGGACGCCAAAGTTAAGCTCATATTCTTTACCATTAATGGTTAATTGCATGTTTAATGTCCTTTCTTTTAAAGCCGCCCGGGTTTTACCCGTACTGTGACTTTCTTAGGCGACTGATGACAAGCCTCTTATGCTGTTATGCTCCAGCACCAGTTCCGCTTGCTGGTGCAGTGCCAGCAGTGTTAGTACCCGGATCAACAGTCTTATTCCAAACTGTGCCACCACCGGTCTTGTCAGTGTCAGTGACCTTGCCAACCCCAAGGAATACGTAATCAACCTGCTCCTGAGTGGTGTCGTCTAGCGTTGTCCAGCCACGCTTAGGCGTTCCATTAACTGAGAACGTGACATCACGAGTGGAATGATCATCAGGGTCATTGTCGCTGCTGTCTTCTTGAACGGTAACTTGCATGTACCATGCGTAATATTTGCCATCAGAATTCTTACGCTTGCGGTAGATAATCCAAAAGTCGAGCAATTCACCGTCAAACAGTGAGTCATACATCACGTCTGCAATTGCGGCCGTGTTGTTCAGAAATTCGACTTCAAGGTCTGTTTCTGCCGATCCACGAGTTGCAACATTGCCGTCCTTAGTAACAGTCGAATCAGTTTTAATCGATGGATCAAAGGAAAGAGACGTCTGCCAAGGGATAACTTGACCGCTAACCGTTGCTTGATCGCTATGCTTGCGAGCCAAGGCAACAACGTCCATGCCTTCGAGCACTTTTAATTCATTTGCCATGTTATGGCCTCCTATAAAATATTGAGATTGAGTATCAGCGTGGCTCGGTTTAGAACCGTGTCAGGTACGCTCTGGTCTTGTGTGAACTCTTTTGACTGATCTTCTACACGTCCATAGAATCGGTAGTCATCAGTTAGTACTTGCCCAATCGCGGCACGAAAAAAGCGCTCCGCCATATCAGATACGGTGAAACGCTGTTTTTTATCGCCCCAGATGTCGATGGTGATTAGCACATTTCCATTGAGTGATGTCTTTGTTGCAGTAGGAACAACTTGAATATCGCCAACAATGACGAATGGATATGGGGCGTTCTCCTTCTGCATGGGCAAATGGTCGTAAGTCTTGTAACCGGCCGACTGAGAAAACGCATAGAAGTAATCGTATAGTTCTTGCTCTGGTGATGTGATTTGAATCACCTACTTTGCTGCTTGTTTAAGCTGATTAATAAACTGAACCTTTTGATAAAGAAATGCTGGCTTCAATACAGGACGTGCTCGCATGAAACGAGTCCCATTTTCGGTATATGGGTTATATTCCATTGACATGCCAACAATGCCAGTCAGACCATCGTCTTCAAGTGAAATATTAATACCACGTTTGGTAGCACCAGTGGGATGTGCATAAACGGTTCCAGTCATTTGCTGAGAACGCGTCTGAAGCTGTGCTGTCTGCTGTTTGACGATTTGCTTGACAACATCCATCTTTGCTCGCTTAAGCAGACCAGCAACCAATTTGTCCATTCCCTTTATCTGCATATTATAGCTAATACTGGCTTTGCTCATTTCGTCTCACCCACAATCAAAGTGGCATTTTGAAGCGGATCACGGGCGGTGTTGAGAGCGTAATGTGTTGCATCATCATTAATCGTTAAATAGCTCCAATTGACGGTGATCGGCTCAGCTAATCGGATTACCTTTGCCTTTTGAGCATAATTACCGAATAGCTGAACGCTCTTGTCGGTTCCCATGTCGGTGACGCTGGCAGCGGCAGTGGCTACCTCTTTAGGGTTACCGTACTCATGCGTTTTAGGGTTGTACTCTTCATCATCTGTCCAGAATGTAATCTCATGGTCCAAACGCATATGATCACCTCTTTGGATAGCCAGAAATTAAGCTAACGGTCCCAAGAGACGTAGCGTTCTTCCCGTTGGCATCTTTCCAGTCATTGATGTCGTCAGCAAAATCATCGAAGTCATTAGACTTGAACGTGAACGACTGTCCCTCTTGCTCGTATGACGTCATTCCTTCGTTCTTACGCCTGTTGTAGCGTCTGACGCATACTTCTAGGGCAATGTATGAAAGTTCCTCTGGGAAGTCGTCTGTGGTCTTTAAATCGAGCTTAAAACGGAGAGCCTTAGTGGTGTTGGTAATAATGAGATTGAGAACATCATCTTGTGCGTCAGTTTTGATTTCCATCATCGTCTTCAAATCCGCAAGTGTTACCGGATTAGTATCAGCCATGTTATGCCTCCTTTCCGCCGCCCTGCTTTCGCAGCACTGTGATTTTCATAAGCGACGGTGTTCAAGCTATTTTGAAGGGACAAGCGCAAGCAAGTCTGACTTCAAAGTTTTCCCAGTGTAATCAATACCGTGGGCGTCCAGCCATGCTTTGATCTCATCAACGGTCTGAGCGCTCGTTGGTTTGACATCTCCGCTAGGATTGAAGCCGTCGTCATTCCCAGACGGCGCTACGCTTTTGGGGTATTGATTCCGGCAACAACGAACTTCTGGTCGATCTTGAAGCGATAGTCAACGATGCCAATATTGCGAGGATCACCAACCAGACTGTACATTGACGCGGTGGCCGCGTTGATCGTGCTGTAGCCAAGACCAGCAACCTTTGTAACATCGGTGAATGACGTACCCGCAATTTGCATTGCAAGAGTACGGCGATTGATAACCGCAGTCTGACCACCATTACCAAGACTGTCGCGCTTGACTTCATAGCTGTTTTCCGGATTAGCTAAGCCATAAGAAACAGCACCGTTAGCAATGATGAATGCGTCCGTGGTACCATCTGCTGCGACTGGTAGTGCATCATCTTCAACGATCTCGATGCCGTTGTAGTAGCTGATTGGTGTACCACCGTTAGACGGCTGAACGGTATTAATTAGGTTCTGATCACGCATTGCACCAACAGCGGCAGAATTAAGCACGATCTTCGTCAGTTGAGGGCTGGCAACATCGCCCATGCGAGACAATGCGGCAATAAAGTCACCAGCAGCCAAAGAAGCAGGCGTGCCCATGCCATATGCCTTAACAGCCTGCAAGTCTGCATTGAGGAATGCGTTCTTCAAGACTGCAATCAGAAGCTTGTTGTCCTGAATGTTCCAGAAGGAAGCGAATTGCCCTGCAATTTGTTCCGCAACCGGAGCACCGGTAGAAAGCTGACCAAAGTCTGTGTAGCCAAACGCTTTAGCTTGGTACATCTGTGGAGCAACGGCGCTATAGCTGTCAACATTGCCGACAGTAATGTCGCTGGTGTCGTTCCACGTCTGAGCTTCCCCGCGCAGACTTTGCAGGGTAGGAATGGTTACATAGGTACCACCCTTGAGCAATTGTGCTTGAATGATTGGATCGGTAGTGAGAATGCCACTAGAGAGCAGACGGTTAGTAGCAGTTTGCTGTTCCAAGACATAATCCGCGAATACTTTAGGTTCGACCAAATTCAATTTGGCTGTTGCACCATTAAATTCTGGCATATTTATTTACCTCTTTCATTTTGTTAGTAATTTCTTGTACATCTCTGGGTCTTTTCGTTGCAATTCGCTGCGCTCTAGCAAAGTCATATCCTTAAGGCTCTTCGTCTTGCGGTTGGAGGACGGGTCCAATGGTGTACTGCCTTTCAGCAGTTCTTGACGGACGCGCTCTGCTACGGCTTGGTCGTGCGCAATGAGCCACTTAACATTGGTTTCGGTTGATTCTGCCTCAGGCGTTACAACATGCTTCAAATCGTCCTCGGTGACAGATAGCTTGGCATCTTCGAACATTGAACGAGCTTGCTTTCCCATTTGGTAGCTTGCGAGCTGTGATTTGAGTTCATCTCGTTCTTTTTGAGCCTTTTGAAGCTCATAATCCTTCTTCTGGTCGGCATTCATCTTGGCTAACTTTGCGGCCTCGTCAACAGCAGCTTGCTTCTCCTTTTCGGCACGAGCAAGACGCTTCTTGACGATTTCATTGACCTGTTCATCGGTGTAGGTATGCTGATCAGAGCTTTCATCAGAACTGCCTTGGTCATTTTCCGAATCTTGAGTGTTGGTGTCATTGCCACTTTGAGATTCGCTGTTTTGCTGGTTCTCTTGACTACCGTCAGCACCAGTATCTTCAGCGAAAAACTGCAAATTCATCGGCATTAAAATCTTGGAAATCATGTTAAGAACTCCTTCCACAGCTTTTTAGACGGATCAGGCTTGCGTCTTAATTTGCCGGAGCTTTTATAGTCGGTCACGCTTGGACTTGATAGCATAAAAATAGCCGCTGTCTGCGGCTTAGAAATTATTCAGCTTCATCATCTGGCACATATGCCGCAATGGAGCATCGGCAATTTGGGTGGACGGGAATATCCGGCACGTCATCAACCTTGTACATGCCTTTGCCTTTTCTGCCACCTTCCGAAATCTCCTTGCACACGTCACATGCGCTTGGTTCAGCTACCCATTTGCAATAGTTATAACCAAACTTGTGAAAGCTATCTAGCTGAGCTTGCGTCTGAACCCGGGCTGACTCAGTACGCGCAATTCGTTCTGTCACATACCGATAATTGTCAACTTTGTCAGCTACTTGGTCTCGTAATTTGCGTGCAATCTTTAGTGGACTCTGTCCTTGAATGGTAGCGGATGTCAGCAGTTCATCCAGTTCAGCCTTTAGAATGTCTTGGTTGATCCAAATGCGTTGTGAGAAGGTGTAATCTCCCTCTCGTTTGGAGAGCAGCTTGGATAAATCAGTATAGCCGCCCTTAGATACCGTCTCTCCAAGTATTCCGGCTTGCCGTTTAATCTCGGATTGATAATCATTGCTCAATTTTGAGATTAGATCAGCGTTCACTTTCATGTGTGCATCAAGCATTTCTTGACCAATCTCACTCTTGAGCATTTCTAAGCGATTAATCCGCATGGTAGCGTTGTATAGCTTGAGACGATCATTGACATCCTTGCTGAAGTCGGAATATTTGAGCGGTTCGCCGTTATACATCTTTCTAGCATCATCGACAATCGACTTTGCTTCCGCTTGATATGCTTTAATGTCGGTGGCCATTACTGACCGGCGTGCTCCGGCCATGCTGTCGTTGCTGTATGCGGCATACTTGGCAAACTCTGAATCAATATCCTTTTGAATGCCGTTTAAAGCTTTGTCAAAATATTCCTGAATCCTGGCATTGAACGCCTCGTCATTTTTAAGGTTATCGACAATCCATTTCCGTTCAGCGGCCGTTCGCTTACTCCAGTAGGCAGAATTACTCGCTATCTGTTGCTGAGTCGTTGTTGTCATCATTGCCACCACCATTCAGCAATTTCTGGAAGTCCGCGTTTGACGGGCTGTTAGTAGCAGCGTCTTTTGATTTCTGGGCGGTCTCGTCAGCAATGCGTTTCATTTCAGCCTTGGGATCATCAACAAACGATAAGGTGCTGAGCATAGTCTGATCTGATACAAGTCCTTTCAGTTTAGAAGCCGCGTCTGCTTCGTCGGTAATGTTCTCCGGAAGATTTCGCGAGAATGCGAAGTTAAGATTTTGCCATTCATCGGCTTTACTTTCTGGAAGGATTGTCCCAACACTGAATGCGATCTTGTAAAGAGACCGGAGTGACTGTGTGAACTTACGATCTTGATTGGCCGCCAGATTGCGCATTGGTAGCAATTTATATTGCAATGCAACGCCAGAGCTATTGCCACTAAATGCTTCATCGTTCAAGTTTGCGACCATGCTGATCTGATAGATCATGCTGATGAGGCGGTCAATAAGGTGCTCTTGAATGGCATCACCATCAGGCTTGGTCAGAAACTCGGCCACACCGTTAGTAGAGTCAGCATCTGGCGAATAGATGATTTGGTTGCCGTTAAGATCAAGCTTTGGGTTTCCGTCATCATCCTCTGGCAAGCTCATGCCCCTGATAACCAAGTACGCGTTGTCAAAGTATTCATTCTGGTTTGCCTTTTGGCTTAGCGCCTTGTCTAGTGCATCAATTAGCGTCTCAACGTTCTCAAAGATGCCCTGACGCTCAGTGTTCATGAAGAACTCAACTGCTGGCACTTCGTTAAATGGATTAAATCCGTCTGTTCCTTCGAGGCGTGTCATATCAAGAGCGTATATTCCGTCTTTCAGATACACCTTGCCAGTTAGATTGTTGTCTTCATCATGCCAATACATGACAAATGCAATGGCCTTGTGTGCTACCGTGTCATCATAGATGATGAATGAATTGATAGGTGAACTGTATGCAATACACGTATTGCTGTTCTCGTCTTGGTACAAAAAAGCAAGCGCCCGTCCGTAAATGGATGCTTGCTTGCTGATCTCACTTAATTTGTCCTGAACGCTGTTCGTGTCGTTCCACCCTTGCAGCACAGCATTGTCCTGTGTGTTATCGAGCGTGATCTTCGGTGGAATGCCAATGTAAAACCCATTATAGGTGTCCACGATATAGTGAGCCAAGTTGCCAACAAGACGATTATCTGGCCCATGGTCTTTGGCATCTTCATGAAGAATCCTATGCTTGCCAAGATACATCTTTTTAGCAGGCAGATATTTTCTGCGAGCTAGTTCATCGTTTGCACTAATGAAGTTGGTGATGTCATCCCCAGTGATAGCTGTGTCTACTGGATAAATGAACACGTCACCGTCTGTAATTGAGCCTTTACCTTGAACTGTTAATATGATGGCCACCTCCTTAGAAGTATTTGCTTGTGTTCTTGAATGTATGAGCTACATTTCTTTGTTTGATTACTTGCATAACAAAATATCTCATGGCGTCCATTGCGTGGTCATGCGCCTTGACTACTTTGTCTTCGCCCTTTTGGCTGGCCTTGTCATCCCATACATAAGAAGCGAACTCCTTGAACAGATTAGTCAGCTTAGGCGTAAACATAATCTCGCCAGAGTTCATAGCCGTTTGCGTTTCTCTAATACCGTTTAACACATCGTTATTGGCCTTAATAACCCGATACCGACGTTCTCTAAGCTTGGCAATAAACGAAGCCGCTGAGGGGTCAACAATCACTTCACAGCGTATGTCACCGACAAACTGGCTGAAATCCTGAGCGTATTCATCGTCTGTCTTCTGTCTGCTGCTATGCCGTCCATCGTAGTAATACTCTTTGAGGCAATACCAAACAGACCCACATTTACCCCAAAGTAAGAAAACTGTGGGGTTCTGTGTACCATAGTCCACACTGACATAGTATCGGCTTGGCTGCTGGCTTGGATTGCTGACCATCTCGTCTTTATTGAAGTTGTCGTAGACAATTCCATCAGCCAGAACCCATTGTCCCAGAATATATCGCTGGTAAAACACTCCTGAGTACATATGTTCGTACCTGTCAATAACTTCATCACTCAGGCTTGGATTGTCCGTCATCACAAAGTGGAGACGCAATGCGCGTTTATCGTCTGCTTGATCAATCCAGTCAGTCTTGAACCAGTGATACGGGCCCTCTGGGTTCATATTGAACCAGTATTTGCCGCCAGTAACGGAAACACGCGCTGTCGCTTGATTGACAAACGACTGTGGCATGAGAGCTGCTTCATCAAAGAACATTCCGGCAAGTGTGATCCCTTGAATCAGATCTTGGCTGCTTTCATCTTTACCACCGAATAAGTAGTATAGGTTGGTTCTTCCATCAATGCTGATTTCAAGCATATTTTCTGAACGCCGATCCACAACCGAGAATCCCACTTGTTGCAATGTTTGTTTGAGTGGCCTGATAACATTTCGGCGTAATGATCCAATGGTTTTGCCGGCAATGCCAAATTGCTCGCGGTCAAACATAATCATGCTCCACAGAACATAGCTGATCGACATCGCAAACGTCTTTCCGGAACGCACAGCACCATCAGCAATGATAGTCTGCTTGTCTGGATAGCGGCGCCACCAGTTGATGATGTCTAACTGTTTCCCTTTGAATTGATCAATCGGAGTTGTCATTGACATCACCACCATTTGGGATACTCTCATCAATTGCTGCCAAAAGCTTGTTTAGTCCTCCATCTTGGCCTTCTGGTGTGCGATAGGCTCTGGCTTTTGCTTCCATGATGTCAGCCTCAGCTTTAGACTTGCGAACATCGGCCTTAGTTTTCTCAATATCAGTAATAATCTTCGTTAGCTGAGCATTGAGCAGCTCATCATTACCGGGGTAACGCTTTAACAATTCGCGTCCTGCTGCCATGCGGTCTTTGATACTTGGATCGTTTTCGACAGACTCTGCACCGTCTGGAGTGCTAACTATAATTGTCTCTTTTGCCTCTCCACGAAGCACTGTGGTGAAGTATTTAAGCACCTCAGCAGCCTTGGCAATCTTGTCAGATTCGAGGCGTTTCATACGTTCATCGATGGCAGCTTTAATGTTAGGTTTTGTTAGGTTTTCTGCACCGACAAACCTAGCCGTTCTTTTGCTGTATCCTGCTTCTAGTGCCGCTTTGGTGGCATTGCTATCAGCAATATAAGAGTCAACGAACTTCTTCTGTTTTGCTGTCAGTCGCATTACATATCACCACACCTTCCTTCCATTAAAAAAGCGGTAGCTAGTTAGCTATCGCTGGTTATAATTCATTAAGCTGTTGTTACTCCTGGATTGTCTTTACTAGGCTGTTTCTTCTTATCAGCCTTGGTCTTGTCCCGCTGCTTTTTCAACTTGTCCTTGAGGTTCTTATAGACGTCTTTTGGTGACGGCAAGTGGAATGCCACAGTATCCACCCCCTTTTTGACAAGCATACCTTACTTTCAGGATGTGCGTATCCGCCTCGCGTCTTAACTTGATTAGAGCGTGAACGGACAATTTCTCTGTCAATCTTGCCGATGGTCCACGCTTCAACTTTCGGCATGTAAACGCCGTATTTTGTTGTAATCATTTGAGCCATAAAATCACCTCACACATAGTAAATGGCACGGGTATCATGATTGCTGTATTCGACCAGCTCAAACGTTTTGTGAGCAACCACGCCAATATCATCAGTCCATTTGTCGGTTGGCTTGCGTGTTGATACTTGACGCTGAACGAATCCACCTAGGTCTTTGCTCATCTCTGAATGCAGATGTCCCGTGAACAGCTCGCGATTCTGTGCCGTGCCTAACATGAATCCAAACTCATCGAGGTATTTTGCGAGGTAGTTGTTCTTGCCCTTGTCTCCGTGAGTGGCGCCAATGAAGTTGTGACCAAGCATAGCGCCTTTGTAATGCTTCAGCGATATGTCCCAAGTGATGTTTGTTTGGTTGCTGTAGGCGCGTTTCAATAACCGTGCGAACATATATCCAACTGACGGATCATGATTACCGGCACAATACATGACCTCACACTCGTTGGCGTTCTTAATGATTGCTTCAATCAGTGTCTCGAAGTATTGTTCCATTTCATTAACGGTCTCGCCTAAGTCGGTTGTTTCGAGTTGTGTGCCCTTTGCTGTGGTCGAGTTGATATTGTCCACGTGAGCTAGATCACCGCCCAGAATGAGCAATATTTTGGCGTAGTGGCCGCGTTGAATGATCTCTAGTTGCCGTTTAAGAGATTCAGCATAGATGTCGAATGTGTGACCGTTGAAATGTGTATCAAAAGCAGGAATGACCAGATAGCGATCTGATTCCACAAAAATAGGAGCCTTTGCTTGATACGGCTCCTTGTGTGTGATGATGTCATTCATCAATGATTCATATTGTTCAGCCTCGACCAATGGCCTAATTTGTATCTTACTTTGATACAACGTTGCTTCAGGTGTCTGCTTCCAGAAGTTGCTTTTGGCACGTACAAGCTCCCACTTGGTGTAATCATACCCGTGAGCTTCCAGAACCTCTCTAGGCGTCATTTTGTGACCCCTGACAACCTTTAGGATAGTCTCACTGGACTGTGTGCCGTCTGAATCGTATTCATTCTTAAGTGGTTTTTGGAACTCGATGCCAAGCCGTCTTGCTTTGCCTTGAAGCGCATCGTAGCTAATCCCTAGCTTGTCTGCCGTCTCACGTCTGGTAAAGCCTTCAGAGGCGAGCTTCCTAATTCCGCTGATTTGTTCATCTGTCCATTGCATCTACTCGCCTCCTGAAATATAATAATTGTGAGCCACATGCAATCATGTGCTGCTCTTTTCATTTTTATTCCTCAGGCTCTCGGACTCGTCCCCGAGAGCTTTTTTATGTGCCTATTATAAGTATTGTGTTACAATGACTTAGTGAGTTCATTCTCACACTCCAAAAAAGTGATTGGCCTTCGTTTTCCCAGAGCGAGGGCTTTTTTGTTGCACAAAAATAGCACCTCACCGTTTGGTGGAGTGCTCGGGTAAATAAAAAGACGCCCGAAGACGTCTACAAACTAAGATTTTAGTTAATTGTCCGTATCACCATTTTGTTGTTCATCCAAGATTGCTGGATATTCAAAGTTGGATTTCAGCAGCATCTCGCAGAAAGTAATGATCAGCTCTGCGTCATCGCGAGTATTGATGACCAGTCGATGCGTGGCCTTGTTGCCAAACTTACGAATGGCATCCACCCATTTTTTGCTATTGATAGTGATGTAATTATGTTCAAATAGGAAGTCAACATACTCTTGAAAGGACTGGTTTTCCTTAGCACCAAACGAGACTGCTAAGTGATCTAACAATGTCCGGCAGAGAAGGATTACACCGGTGTATGAGCCAACCGAGTATGCTTCTCGTGCTTCATCATATATTTCTGCAACGTCATCAGGCACGTTGCTCACATCATTGCCAAATGCAGCACCTGGGATCTGTACCATCATGTTGTTGTCCTCCTTACCCAAAAATGTTGGCAAACCGCAATTCGGGCAGATAAAAACGCCCATTCCATTAGTCTGACCAGACCAAACGCCACTACTAAAATGATGCATTGCCAAACCGAAAGAGCTAACGACAGCTTTTCCACAATAGTTGCATACATAAGAAACCTGGCGTACATCTTTTCCCTCAAGTTGGAAATCTTTGTGTATTTTAGTCATAATGAACCACCTCACAAAAATATTACCTGATGTCGCCATCGAATACTACTGAGGTGATACATTTTTGCTCGCTATCCCAGTGTCAGATGGGGTCATCGCAAGCTGTGTCCGGTCGCTAAACTGGACAATGTGGCACGCGGGAATCGAACCCGCCTGACTATCTCAGCCAGTCCATTTGCCACGCCTTGCCACAGCTTTATCATCACTGAGGCTCGGAGGAAAAACGCGGTGTCTCAGGTTTCTCACCTTTGGCACAATACCATCATATGACGGAAAAACAGTTGAAAGGTCTCACAAAGGTCTCATCTCGATTTCAACCAATGGGCAAATCTCAGCGAATGCGATTAGCGCCTCTCGTTTTGTTCGATAATACTGGGCTCTTGATAAAAACAGTTTGTCCATTATTTGCTGGTCACTATATCGTTTGGTTAAGTAAGAACTTGTCAGTATAAGCCGATGATTCGCTGAATCCATAGATTCGATAGCACCTTCACAGCACGCTATATAGTACAGCTCGTCAGCGTGCGATATTACCTTTTCCTCGGCTTTATTTCCATAGCTTGGTGACTTGGGCATGCCGTCCATCACGGGACTTCTGAGCGCTATTTTGGTGCGTTGAGCGAGCCGCTTGTGATGCCAGTAGTTCCCCAAGACCTCTTTGGCGTTTTCAATTGTTTTTTCATGATCAATTGGGCTAAAATATCTCGTCGCTCGCACCACTGCGTCCACTCCTTATGGTATAATAAATTTTGTAAAAGCTTGGGGGATAAGCGTGCCGCGATGGTGCGCTTTTTTGATACTCTAAATGTGCTTTCAACGCGTGTGTTTGCTATACTACCTGTGGAGGCCAACTCCTAATCTTTGATTTCATTTACTCTCAATCGTACGTCTGGCCTCCAGCGCGTCCTTCATCAGACGCGCTTTTTTATTTGCAATCATTTGATCCTTTTCCAGTTAGCCCAAATCCACATTGCAGCACCTGATATTACCAGCATGACGGCAATCATTGCTTTACCTCCAGCAGTTCTGGGTTCTCTCTGAACCTAATCTCTCGTTTCATTTCTCCGCCTCATATGTCTTTATTTGCACATCGTCGACCCACACATCAGCATTAACTTTGGAAACTCGTTCTTTAACAAAGTCGATGACCCCCTGCCTAGCTTTTGGTTTCCAAGTACTTAGATTCGGGCAAGGATAGAGGTTAGCATCATACATCAGGAACTGAAGCACATGTTCGTTTGTAACACGATCATCGTGTAGAATTTCCTCAGTACGAATTCCTGATCCACGTGTGAAACCGCCTTTGAACTGCTCATGTATGTTCATTTCTCCGCCTCCAATTTCACGATTTCGCCTGTTTCCTCAACGCGCCAGACACCTAGCACCCATGCACGGGCGAAGACTGAATCATTGCCATAATCGAAGCCCTTTCCCCAAAGCCATTCCGAGATACAACCAGCATTCTCAATCCCAGATGTCAGAGACATGTGCCCCCTGTTAGTCTTGATATATTTGCCCACCGCTTTCGGAATCACTGGCAGATCATCTGGCAAGGATGTGCCATATTCCTCCAGATAATTTGGCTCATCGCCACAGTAGTATGGGCTTCCGGTTTCGCTGGTATATGCGTCAGAAACCTCGGCGTAGCATTCTGCTAATTTCTCCAACACGTCCCGCTTCGTCTCATTGCCCGTCATATCCTGTCACCTCTCCAGTTTCCTCAACGATCCACAGCCCACGGCTCCATGCCTCTGCAAAAACACTTTCACTATTTTCAATATAATCAACTACTGAAAAGTCATCGCTGGTAGAGTCTACTGATTCAAGTTCATCACGTAAAGACAAGGAACCATAACTGCCTTTTATTTCCTCTGATACCGCTAACGGTATTGTGGGTAAATCATCTGGCAACGCGGCGTCATAGCGTTGTATTGCCTCACTCAAGCATTCAGCCGTCAATGGGTCTTTAAGTGCCTTTATCATGTCAAGATAATACTCGAGCACGTCCCGCTTCGTCTCATTGCTCATCGTCAGTCACCTCTTCTTTCGTGAAAGGTGATCCGCTCAGCCCATATAGATCAAGCTGTTTCTGCGTGAACAAGGTATCATCATCTGCTCCCTTATAATTTTCAATACCATTAAGCACATTCATATGCATATACTCTGGCTCATTTTCAGATGCCCACCAACTCTTAGGGGTTAGAACCCTATACTTTTTCTCCTTCACGGTGTATCCGTTTCTGACCGCTTTCATTATTCGCTTGATGTCTTCCTTTTTCCTTGAAGCAAAAAGATACTTAAAGGCTTCTGCCGCCTGCACATACGTTTCTGCGCTAATCAACGAATCAATCGCGTCTCCAACGCTTTTGCTTACTTCTACTTTTTCAGGTTCCTCAACGAACGCGACAACGTGGCCGCCATGATGTTTTGCATCTTCTTCACGCTCGGCTTTGTCTGGTGTTACCCATGCACCGGAACCAAAAGTATAGCCTGGATCCGCCCACTGACCTCCATCGTTCCTTACCGCGTACAGTTTTTCTTCGCTCATTTTTCGTCCTCTTTCCCGTAAATGAAATGCAGAATGTCTAGTGCGTATGCAATGGCTCCCGGCCCGTTTCCTATCACAGTAGCTCGGTAGAAAGCTTTTGCTCGTTCATAGGATATTGGCTCATTGGTCTTACTGATGGGAACGAGCTTGTAGTCGCGTCCATCAAGCATGACTCCTACAACCTTGCCAGTGTCTTTGCTGACGTAGATGTCATCGAACGTGTTGTCTTCTGTTTTCATTGGTCGGCCTCCTCAATTTGAACGATTGCTTTGAATATCGGCAGTATTTGCTGTGGCACTACCGCATTTCCTAATGCTTTTATTCTGTCCAACCGATTGGGTACCCCATCAGCCACTCGACCCACGCTGGGTTCAGGCTGCCACTTTGCTGGTGTGCCACCTGTTGTGCTAAATTGCCGTTTGCTTTGCCTGTTCGCAATGTTTCCGAACTCATCGTGCCCGCTCGTTTGCCATCGCTTGCCACCGGCGTCAGCCAAAACTTCACTGCCGTTGCAAGTCCATCGCCGCTGGTCTTGGTCAGTCCCTTGCGATTGTAATTGCCCTTTACGGTTACTGTGGGCCACAATGAATGTTCGAAGCCGCTGGTGCGGGGCGTTGACGGCACAAGCTGGTAATACAAATGCCCGTGTTTGGTAACCGAGATCTTCCAAGTTAGATAGCGTGCGGTCGAGTTCCATGTTTGCGAAGTTAGCAACATTCTCTCCAACAACCCAAGTTGGCCAGATTTGCTTGATAATTCTAAACATCTCCGGCCAGAGGTCGCGGTCATCTTCCGTGCCTTTTCTGTGCCCGGCAATACTGAAAGGCTGGCAAGGGAATCCTCCGGAAACAATGTCAATTGAGTCAGGGCTGATTCCTGCATTTGTGAGTTCTTCTCGATCAAGTTTTGTCACGTCCTTAAAAAGTGGCACATCTGGCCAGTGCTTCTGTAAAATCATGCGAGGGTAGTCTGCATACTCACACAAACCAACCACTTCAATTCCAGCCATTTGTTCAGCCAATGCGATGCCACCAATTCCTGCAAATAACTCTAGCGATCTCATTAATTGGCCTCCTAAAGCTGCTCTTCCGTGAATAGTCCAGTGTGATAGTCATATCTGGCAATCGTGATCGGTATTTTGTAGCGAATCATGAACAGCAACATTCGAAGCCTAGCATCAGTGGTCAAAGTCGCGTCTCCGCCTTTAACGTCAACAACTTTTGTCAACTCATCACCGTCATAGAAGCAGTAGTCTGGTGTATATATGCGTGCTGAATAGCGTTTGCCATTGATCTTGAATGCCGACAAAATCTCAAACGATTCCTGAATCGTTACCTTCTGTGGCTTGTTGCGTATCAGCATGTAATAGGCGCCTTCTGCTTTGCTTGCGAATCGAATGCCATCGATCACAACCGGTTGCGCGTTGTATTTGCCTCTGCGTCTCTTGCGGATAACCATGGCTAACGACTCGCAATCTCTTCACGGCCGTTGTTGCGGCTTGGCAACTTGATCTGGAATTCTTTAGCAACTGCCTGAATAAACGGCCGTGACTTTCCAACACGTTTTGCAACCTCTGTTAGTGTTTTGCTCTTGCTTGCCGCCTCAGAAACTTGTACTGCATACTTCTTACGGTTAGCTTCCCCGCGTTTGTTTACAGCCTTGATGCTGCTGATCAGTGCGACTGAAGGCATATCTCGATTATCAACACCGGCTACCGCACGTTTCTCGACAATCGCTTTCTTTGATACAACGATCAGGTTATTGAACGCTTGCTTTTCGATTTTTGAGAATGCTTCGCTTTCAGAAATATCTAGCTTAACTGCGTTTTTGTATCGCTTTTGCAATTCAGCTTTGAAGTCGCGCCACACTTTGTCGCCCTGCTCGTATAAACGCACTGTTACTTGTGTCATAATTCTGCCTCCTGCTTAATTAATGGCGTTTCTGAAAAGTCCAGTGTTGCGAAGTGCTTAGCTATTTTAATTAACTTAAGCAAGTTGCCCGAAACTTCGCCGTTAGCATATATGCTATCTGACGCTTCATGAATCATGCGTGTATTTGCCTGAACAATGCTCTCAACAAGCACGACGATGTCTTGCCACTGTGCTTCAGTAACGTTTAGGAAACCACTGTCATAATCGCGTTCGATGTCCGCTACTGTTTGATTCAAGGCCGTTTCGTAGGCCCGCAAACGTTCATCCAAGCGTTGCAAATATCTATTCGTCATTTCTTCGACTCTCACTTTTGTTTTCCCCTTACGTCTTTCAAATCTTCAAAGTTGAGTGTGCAGTCTTTTGATTTTGGAATGAGGCGGCTAATGAGTTTGCTGTTGTACATGTGCTCAAGCTCACTCAGCTCGTTGTTCGTTGTGATGATTGTTGATAGACGAGGACTGTTGCTCTCAAAATCAAGGCGGGCATTTGCAACGCGATACATCAGCTCTTGCATGTCACGTCTCACTGGCTTGATGTCGAGTTTCATACCGCCTTCTGTGCCGAAGTCGTCCAACAACAGCACGCCAGCCTCTTTCATTGCCCGCTCAATGCCTGCTAAACGCAGGCGAACGTCTGGTGCATCGTATTGCAAGCCCATCAGGTTACTCAGCTCTGCTGTTGAAATAAACAGTCCCGACTGGCCTTGATCGCGCAATCTGGTTAGCATTGCTAAGGCCAAGGACGTTTTACCCGTCCCACGCGGTCCAAACAGAACCACGTTCTTAGGCACTTCCGTCATTTGCTTGGTCAGCTTGTATGCACGATTCCCCAGATTCCTAGAGTTTTGCTGATCCGTTTGTAGTTCAGGCTGCCATTTTTCGAACGTAAACTTAGCCGGAACGTTTCCGGGGAAGACTGAGTAGCGATAAATGGCACGTGCCTTTTTACGGTTCAATGCGGCCATAGAGCGTTCGTAGAAGCGGTGTTCGATCTCGGCCTGAGTTGGCAGCGTATTAACGTCAATTCCACGCTTCTCAATGATTCTTTGCACGTCCGCATGTGTGAATAGTCCTTTAGTCGACTCCATATCCCCAGTTCTCCTTTTTCGGTTCGGTGTGCGGCGTTCGGTTTGACTGGCGTTCACTATCGTTTGCTTCGACAGCAGCAACCGTGAGAAGACGCTTGCTCTCCCAGTTTTTCAAGATGCCATTGACGTACTTGTAGTTTCTGACATTGCTTTCAACTGCAGTCCGTAGCGCATTTAGGACTAGCTTCTCAGGTTCAGGTGATCCTGCTTTTCGCATGTCATCAACCCAATCAACAAGGCTTTCTCTGGTGAACGGTGACAGTTGTCCAAACCCGTTTCCTTCCCAGAAATTGCAAATATCAAGAATTGATGATGACGACGATGACGGTTCTTCAGCAGGCCTCTCCGCTGCCTTTACTGGAGCAGTAGTCTGTTGTCGTTTAGTTTTGTCTAGTTTAGTCTCGTCTTGTTTAGTGTATGTGCTACTGTGTTGCCTACTAGGTTGTAAACTACCTTGTAAACTGTGTTGCCTACTATGTTGCCTACTGTGTTGCCTACTATTTGACACACTGCCATCAGCTTGACTACTAGGTTGCCTACTATCTGACGTACTAAGTTTTCGTGAAATATCGATGACTGAGTAGGTCGTTGCCTTAACACCGTTAGTTTGAAAATCTATCAGCCCTGACTGCTTTAGCGCGTTGCGGGCTTTGACGATGCCCTGACGGCTTAAACCAGTCAACGTTTCGAGTGTTCGATTCGGCATATTGAATTCGCTTGGCCAGCCTAGCTGGTTACATTGGTAAACCAGCCCATGCCATAATGCTATCTGTCCTGTGCTTAGCGGATTAACGCTTTGCTGAATGTAGAACTCTCGAATTAGCTTGAATAAATCCATGCGGTGAGTCACCTCCTACTCGACTAGCTCATCCATGCTGATAATTGTGGCGACTCGTTTAGTTGCCTTGCAGTAATCACAGGCCTCACAGCGATGTGGCCGCACCTGACCGGATTTAACCGCCTCAATGCGTTCTGTGCTGCCCTGGATCTCTTCCAGTGCCTCGTCCATACGGTACTGTGGTACTTCGATGACGGCATGGTCGGGCACGTCTTCCTTAGTCACGGCAATGATGAAGGCTCTTGGTCGCGTTCCATAATTTTGGTAAATCAGCTCCTGATAAACCGCCATCTGAAGCTGATAGTTATAGGCATCAACGAAACTGGTTGGTTGACGTTCTCCTAGTTTCCAATACTTCTTGTGAAGCGACTGTGTGGTCTTTAGATCCAAAAAGAATGACTTTGTGGAGTCGAAGCAGTCCAGCTTTCCCATCCACTCGACCCCAAACAGATCACCGGTCAGGATCTCTTCTTTTTCGCCCTGATAAAGTCGTTGAACATTCTCATCAGCTTCAAGCGTGGCAATCATTGCATCAGCTTGTTTATACGGAGCTTTCAGGTGCCCTTTTGATGATCCACGAGTTGAGAACATCTCTGGGTGTCCTTTGATAAAAGACTCATGAGCTTGCTTGGATTCAAAATAGCTGTGTAGATAGTTTCCAACCAGCAAGGCAGTCGGATCACCTCTTGGTGTCCATTTACCTTGCAATTCGGCCATCGCTTCTGCTTCGCATGTCAGAAACTTCTTAAACCAGGTAGCAGACTGATATTTGAGACCGGTATCCAGTGAGTAGTAATTATCCTTATTGACCGTCAAAGATTTCTGGTTGTTTTCCTGCATTTGGGTCGTGGGTAATGTCTGGCTTAAGAGCATCTGGCTTCACCTCCGATTTTGTAGCGGGTTCAGTGGGAGCATTAAGTACACTTTCAATCGAATTGGGGTCGTCTTCCGGAGTGACATCCTTGATTTCTGTATCTACTTCAACTGGTTTCTCATCAGCGGTAACGGCACTCTGCATGTCGGTTGTCATTGGGCCCCACTTAGTCAGCAGCGATTTGATTACCGTCTTCAGGGCCATGGCCTCGTAGTTGTCTTTCCAAACGCCCTTGGGCGCCGTGCCACCATCAGATTTGCTGAAACGCTTGCGATGATCATCGACTTGCTGATATGTCCAATAGACCATCTTTTCAAAACCGTTAGTCAGTTTGAACGATGCGGCATAGCCAACCGGTTTTTCGCTTGCTTCGCGATCGTGGAAGTTCGGCGTGTACTCAAGTTCCTCTGTTAATGGGTTCCAGCTCTTGAACTCATCTTCATAAATTGGTAAAGCAGTCAGGCGCTGATACCGTCCTGATCGTTGAGCTAATTGGATATAGCCTTTATAACCAATCTGTGGCTGCGCCTGGTTCTTGTATGGAACGATGTAGACAAAACCCAAGCTCGGGTTAACCGGAAGATCGAGCGTTGCTGCTACCATGGCCGAGTTGATAACACTTAACTGATCAACTCTGGCTAAGCTTGGATTAAGGCTTACCGCGCTGGCAATCGATGAAAGAAACTGTGGGGCCCGTTTGTCCAGAACCGCCGCAAACTTGTTTCGAATAGCCTGTGTCTCAATTAGTTGCTTAACCGGCATTTTTGTTAGGTCATATTGTGTCGTCATATGCTGTTCCTCCTATTTCCATTCCTGAAATCCTTGATTCTTCATGAAATCGATAATGTCTAAGCTGTCATCGCCGAAGAAAATCTCAACCAGTTCCGCTTTTGGATACGTAGAACTAGCAGCGTCTTTTAAGAATCGCTCAGGGCCGTGAATGTTGATCCAATCTTTCAAGTATTCATTCGCCTTGTCTTTGTTAAAGGCACCCTCATAACGCGATGCAGCACAGCTTTGATAAAACCAAGGTTTCTTTGTATCAACTTCATATTCATCGGCGGTGGCCAAGAACTCCTCCGCTTGTTCGATATCCATATCTTGGGGCAATACGGTACCGTGATAGGATTCCCAATCAGCAACGGCTTTATCTTCAAGCGCTTCTCGTCGTTGATACTCGTTCAGAACCGCTGTGTTGTAATCAAGCATGGTCATCGACCGCCTTCCGTGATAAAATTAAGTCATAATAATATCTGCTCAGTTTCTGATTTCCCGTAGTAGGAGCTACGGGATTTTTTTGTGCTCTTTTTATCGTGTCCATTGTTTCCAACCTCCTACTGCTGTGGCGCCGATCATGATACTGGCAAGAGCGACAAGCAGATATTTCCAAAAGGCTGATGTTGGATCGAACAGCACTGACATGATTGCTTCTAACATTTGTTAGACCTCCTATTGTCGTGCAAACCAACGCTCCATCTTCTCAGGCTCAACTCGCTGTGTTTTACCTGGCCCAACGAATGGAGCGCCACGCTTCTTCCAACGGCTCACTGTCGCAGCAGAAACCTGATAGTGTGCCATGACATCTTTTGGCGTCCAATAAATTTTCGTTTTAAATGGCTTGCGTGTCCTTTGCGGCTTAGTGGGATCGATCAGTGTGAATCCTTGTTCCATGCCTGCTCATCCTTCCTCATATAATGAAGTTTCTGATAATGTGGGAGCCTTTCGCTGAAAAGATCCATAATTGAGATGCCTAGCATTTCACAAATGGCATTCAGCTCGGTTAGATCTGCGACTGTGCTATCCAATTTTTCGAATGCGTATGCTTTCAAGTTTTTAGCGTCATCGCGTGTAAAGTTGGGGTCATTAGCAAGGCCCTCAATGTCGTGCTTGATGAAAGAAGCTTTCTCCTCGTCTTCTTCTCGTTTATCGGTGAATAAAAGCCCGCGTAAATCGTGGTATATTCCGTCACCGCTAAACAGCTTAGGGATTCCTAGAAACAAGTTAGCCATTTCATAGCTTAGTTCGCTGTCATTCATCGAATTGGCAATGTCAGTAGCCTCATTTGCTCTAATGGGAGTTCCATGAAAATAGTTGTTGATCGTTGAGCGCCCTAATTTTGCTGCATAAGCGATCACCTTCTGTGGCGTGTTGGTTCTAGTAGCGAACCTATTCAAAGGGCTACTAATTGTTGCTTTCATACGTTCCACTTCCTTTAAAAGATGAAATATTGGTGGATATTGATTCATGCTATAGAAGGCTATGATTAACCCATAGCAAGTTGATCAGCGTCTTCAGCTAGCCATTCGTCAACGTGGCCCTTCAACTGCTCGTCAGGCATTTGTTCGAATGCAAAGGCCGGAATCTCTGGGTAGACGCGGGTCAAAAAATCAATCATTGCTTCACGTGTCATATGGCTCACCTCCTTAACTTGAAAACTGACTATTGTGTGATTGCCTCCATCCAAGTGCGATAATTGCATCGAATGGAGGTGATTAAAATGCCAAAACGAGTCAGCGTTACAAGCGAAAACAAGTCAGGGCGTAATGAGAAGTTTCATGACAACTTCACCGGAAAGAACATGAATCGTTCTCAGTTTGTACAAGCCATACAGAGTGGCGAGTATAAAAACTACACCGTTAGAAACCTGCATGGCTTAAAAACTCCAGCATCTAAGCCAGACAGCACCACTAACAACAACCTTGATTAATCATCGCTTGTAAAACGTGCATCTTTCTCGTTATCAACAAAGTGTACGAAGAATCCTTTGGCAGTAATGCAATCTGATGCGCTTATCGAAGCAATTAACTCGTTATTTCTGGTCACATTGATCATTGCGTATGGATGTCCTTTAATGATCAGCTTTGACGGGTTTTTGGAGGTCTCTGCTGGTTCCGACCAATCAGTAGAGATCTTTTTAATCCCATCAGCGTCAATTTCAATCCGCTGGTATGGATTTCCTTGTTCTTGCAATATTTCTGCAATGCACAATGCGTGCTGTTTGAGTTCTTCGTTCATTTGACTGCCTCCTATCGCTAGGCGGGATTTTGTTCACTAAATGTGAACAAAATCTTCAAAAAAAAGAGCATCAACGCTTTCTCCAAAGAAATCAGCCATGCGTTTCATTGTCTTCTGAGACGCTCCACGATTGCCGTTTTCGATCTTCGCGTACATAGAGTAACTAATGCCAATGGATTTGGCGGCCTCCTCTTGAGTCATTTTTTTCTTCATTCGAGCTTTTCTGATGGGATTCATTTGATCGCCTCCTTCACTCTATGTGAATATAATACAGTCACTAAATGTGAGTGTCAACACTTAATGTGAGTTTTTTTGAAATTTAATTTGTATCACTAATAGTGATGGTAAAATCAATATACACAGGTGGTGAGAACTAATGAATACGGGTCAACGAATATCTTTACTTCGAGAAAAAAGAACCAGAGCCAAGCGGAGTTAGCCAAAACTCTCGGCATTGCCGCTAGTACAGTTGGCATGTGGGAAACGAACAAGAGAAAGCCTTCATCTAAAATGCTTAAAAAACTGTCCGTGCTCTACGATGTGTCGATAGACTATTTACTTGGTAATGACTCGACAACCGATAAAACCCCTTCAGAGGTTGACATTGCCGACCCCCAAAATGATACCATCATGACCTTTGAAGGACGTCCCATTCCGCCTGAAGATCTTGAGATAATCAAGAGACTTCTTCGAGGTGGCAAACATGATGACTGAATTTACCAGCGAGATGCTGAGAGAAGTTTTAAACTATGGATTTGACCGTGGAGTCGGGGCTGAGCTGACATATAAGCTAAAACCGTACACTCCGTCAGTTTCTAATCCTGAAACGCGTTGGATTGCGGTTAATATGAATTGGCATGAACCAAAACAATTGCCCTATCAAGCGGCACACGAAATAATGCACGTTCTACACCAAGATCCAGCTTGTCTGTATTTCTATTCAGCATCAAAGAATAGCATTGAAGGTGAAGCTAACATTGGGGGAATTCACATCCTGGTTCCTTTATATTTTACTGACATTGATAAAGAAGACGCCAATCTGAATCAGTTTATGAAAGCGTTTGATATTCCGGCGTCAATGGAAGATGCTGCTTCAGAAGCGATAAAAGGTTTTTATATATAACTGATTGTTAGTCCAGACACGGAAGACGATAAAAGCTGAAAATTATTTATGGAGGAAAACAAAATGGCAAAAAAGGTAATGGGTGCTGACGGCAAGCAGTATAAGGTAAAGAAGCCTTTTTACAAGCGCGTTTGGTTTTGGGTATTAGTTATTATTGTGGTAGCAACGATTGGCGGCGGCCTCAACAATAAGGGCAAATCAAGCAGCGAATCCACGGAAAAAACCGCAGTTAGCAAAACGGATAAATCATCTTCAAGTACAGCCTCATCTTCGGAACCGGAAGATAAAGTGTATAAAGTAGGTGAAGTTGCAAGCTATAAAGGCTATGAAATTAAGGTAAATAATGTCAAATTCGACCAAGGCGATGACATTAACACTCCAGATTCAGGTAAGCAATATGTAATCGCAAATATCACAATCACAAACAACACCGACAAGTCACAAGATTATAACCCCTTCTTTTTCAAATTAAATGCCGATGGTAACAAAACCGATTTCAGCGAGATTACCACAAATGTTGAAGATACTCTTCATTCAGGCTCTTTAGATAAAGGTGCTACAGTTACGGGTAATCTTGTAGGACAAGCAAAAACAGATGCTAAGTCATTACAGCTTCAATATCAGCCATCATTTTGGAATGACAAGTCAATCAAGATAGATCTGAAATAGTGTTTATTTCCCCGAGCAATTGGTAGAAGCCAAACGGCTTGGGGCTTTTATTGGGCACAAAAATAGCCCCGGTGGCGAGGGCTGAGGAGGAAAATATGTCAGCTAAAGAAGATAGCCTAAATTTCAAGGAATATGGAGAACTGGCACTTGAGGGCATCATAGCGTCAATACCTTCTGTCGGGGCAGCCTTACAAACAGCTTATTTTGGAAGGAAAAACGAGAAACGATTCAAGCGAATCGAAAGTTTCTATAATGAGTTGTCGAAAGATATTAATAAACTTCATGCGCAGATGGCCACAAGCGAGCAAATAGATAGCGTCTCAAACGAACTATCAGATTTCATGGAAGCAACGAATGACATTATTGAATCACAGTCTAGCCTTGCAAAAAGATCTATGCTTCACAATGCATTTTTGAACATTCTCACATCACCCGAATCTGTAGATTGGTCGAAAAGTAGGTTTTTCATGTCCACGGTTTCTCAGATTGACATGATTGATTTAAAAATAATGTTTGCGATACAAAAGATTCCATCTAACAGATGGGCAATTCCAGAAGAAGTTGAACGTGCACTCTCGCTAGATCATTTTTTCTCTATCGGATTGCTAGAACGGTTAACCAATCTTGGATACTTGGAAAAAAGACTTGGTAGCATCACAATGAATGAGAATGGAACCAACATTGACACCTACTACAGGATTACAAATTTAGGGAATCAGTTTTTAGACTTTGTTATGAATCCACCTGTCTCCACAAACACACAAAACAGCGATAATTAGCCACACATACCAGTATTTTATAAAAAGTTGGCCAGGCGTTAAGTTGATCAAACTATCAATGAAACGGCTCATGCCGTCACCTGCTTTCAGTTACAAGTAAACACAATTCACTTAATTATAGCAAAGATGAATTGTATTCACCATCAACGGCTAATAGCCCCGCCACCCGCATCAAATTAATAGTTAAGACAAGGAGTCTTACTTATGGCAAATTCTACGATCAGGCAGGCCGATATACTGTTAAGAGAGTGTACCGTTATGCAGGTAGCTACGCTTGATACCGATACCGGTTTCCCTAATATAGTTTCGCTCACACCACTTAAATCACACCGATCGCTTAAAGAGATCCTTTTTTACACTGATCGCGACACTACTACCATTCACAACGTCCTAGAGAAGCCTGTGGTGGCTGTTTACTGTTTCAATGAGCTACACCACTCATCGTTGCTATTACGTGCAAAAACAGCTGTATTGACTGCTGAGGAGGTCTTGCCAAACTTTGCTGAAAACCTCAACACTTTTCAAAAATCGCTACAGTATGATCGACCCGTCATCATTCATTGCACACCACTAACCGTCAAGATTAGATACAACAATGACATCGAGTTCAGCAAGCTAAACGAAATCTAAGCTTAGTTCTTGGAGATGTACTTATGAACGGTCCAGATACATTAAGCGAGGCACACTTCATTGGCCTCATCATTGTTCTTATAGGCGTCTACTTCGCCCTGTTTGGCCACAGGCATCATTGGGTTCGTTGGCTCATTGACCCAGATAAGCCCGGCAGCAACCTCTGGTGGGCAGCCTTTTTTATCATTATCGGCGTGCTCATGATGATGGTTAGAAAGATGCAATAATTCGGCACCATAAAGGGGGCTAGTTTTCAGACAAAGAAATAGCCTTCCGCAGAAGGTCTGGAGGTGAATTCTATTGATAAAAGATCGTTTTAATTTAAATCCGTGCAATTTAGTAGGATTTAAAATTTCGCAACCTAGACGCAATCCAAATGAGACTGTTTATCAACTTGAGCCCTTTGAAAATTTTGTTAATTTTGAACTCGCGTGTAATTTCATCATTGATGGAGTTATCCCTACCTTTAACATTTTCGCTACGATTTACAATATTAGATTAGATTATCCTATATCACCTATGGCTACCGCTCAGTCTATGATTGAAGTTACTAATGGGCACACTTTTGAACCACTTCAGGCAAACTTTCATTTCAATATTCCACTAAACCATCTAAGAAACGGCGACCCTACTAATCAATTTGTTGGGATTGAATTAGCTTGGTCAATTTATACGCCTGAAGATCCGCGTATTTATGACTCACTAAAGAATGGTGTTCTGTTCCGAACTAGAACTGAGGTGATTGACAGCAATGGTTAAGCAAAATGTTATACCAATCAATGGAACTCCAATTGAAAATCCTGCTGATCCGTATTCAATGCAAAAACATGATACACTTAAGCCAAATACAACTGGCGGAGGTGAGCCACCAATGGATGGAGCAAAAAAATACGCGACTAAAAAACAGCTTAAGCGAAAAGTAAAACGTATCGATTCACGTTTTGATGAACTTGACAAAAGCATTGATTCAAAGATCACTAAGGCAAAGTTGCAAGCGGTTATTTGGCTTATTGGTACCACAATTGCTGGAGTTGCTGCTGTTGGCTGGATCTTCAGCCTCATAATGAATAGCATTAAGTAACAGAACACAAATCTCTTCTAACAATTAAAAATCCAAAATAAGAGCCCTCCTTGGGGCTTTTATTTTAACGAAAAAACGAACATACGTTTGAATTGCAAACTCTAAGAGTTCAAAAGGAGTGCGATATCATGGCATCAATTAGCTCATATAAACTAAAAGATGGCAAAAAGGCCTGGGAATTCTATATATTCGCTGGTGTTGATCCGCAGACAGGAAAAGAAATAAAGATCCATCGGCGCGGTTTTCCAACCGAAAAATAGCCCAGCAAGAAGCCACCTTGGCCGAGGCCGAAATAATCAAAGGCCACTCTCACTACCAAACTGAAAGAATTTTAATGGCTGATTATCTCAATCAGTGGATCACTAAGCTTAAGGTTAATGTCAAAGAGGGATCCATGATTATCTATCGATATAATCTTAAGAAATACATCATCCCAAAAATTGGGGATATTCGACTAGCCAAATACACGCTTAAGGAACATCAGGAGTTCATCAGCAGTCTATTCAATGATGGCTTGTCTCTTAACACAGTAAAGCTCATCAATGGAACGTTGCACAATGCGTTAAAAAAAGCCGTTGCAATTGGTTACATTACTAAAAACCCTACCGTTGGTGTCGAGTTCAGTGCGTATGCTAAAGACAATTCCAAAAAACTTCACTTTTGGACAAAAGATCAAGTTGGATCTTTTATAGAAGCAGCTGAAGAAGATAAAGAGCCCATGTGGCTATCATTCTTTGTGACGCTGATTGACTGCGGACTTCGTGTGGGTGAAGCCATGGCTCTTCGCTGGTCAGACATTGACTTCAGTAAAAATACCTTATCAGTTAATGCAACACGAATCTATCGTGCTGAGACTGGATCAAACGCTGGCAAAATAGCGCTTGATCGTCCCAAAACATTAAGCTCTAAGAGAACCGAATACATGACCGCTCGAGTAAATGATCTTCTTCAACAACAATATGAGCGCCATTTCAGTCACGGCAATGTACAAGGCTTTCGGTTTTCTACTAGCCACAATAACGATTTTGTCTTCACCTATTCGTCTGATGCAAAGTTTGGACAACCGCTCCGATCTCGAGCAACTACCGGTGCTTTTAATCGCATCACCAATCGGGCTGGGCTCCCTCACATCCGTATCCATGATTTAAGACACACGCATGCCGTTTTAATGCGTGAGGCAGGATTAAGCCTTGATGACATCAAAGATGATCTTGGGCATAAAGACATTTCAACCACTCAAATTTATGCTGAAATCTCTCCGGCAAAAAAGAAAGAAAACCATCAACAATTCGAAAAATACCTAAATCAGTGA